GAGGGCAGTCGTCTATAGTCATCTGACTGGGACAGAATGGAATCCACCGCAGAGACAATGCTTTCAAAATCCTTCATCGACTTGTTGACAAGTCCCTCAATGATGGATCCATTAACTATCCCTTCCAGAGGGACAACCACTCCCTCAACGTCGCGGGCAAAAGCGGATGCTGAGGTGTATTTGTCGATCTCGTTCCGTGTCTGCTCGACCGCTTGCATCAGTTCAGGGTTCAACTTGACGTTCCCGATGGAACCTTCTTCAAGAACCGACATGATGTCTTCAACGCGGTCAATGTTAGGACTGTCTGACTCCATCTCAATGGCAACAGCCCGGAGAACCGCAGAGACAACCGCCTGCTTTCCGCCTGCGGTCAGGAGGCCTGACTTATAGGCTCCGTTCAGGACCTTTTCCAAACTCTTGGAAATCTCCTCAGGGTCCATCTCGTTTTGAACAATGTTCAGGGCTTCTCTTGTTGCTTGATCTTCCGTGGCCTGTCTGGCATTGCTGACTCTCTTCTCACCGACTCGGGCCATCAGTTCCCGGTCAATGCCCATGCGGGCTGTGTTGAACCCCTGCTGAATGTAGAAACTGTTGGGGACATTCAGGGACTCGGCAACCTTGTTCAGTTCTTGGGCAACCTGCTCATCGGTGCGGATGGAACCATCTTCATTGACGAACTCGGACAACTGATCAATCATCGAGAACGCTTGACGCCTGTAGTCAGACCCCAGAGTCTCCCCTCCGTACATCGTCAGGAACGCACGGGCACGCCACGGTGCGATCCTGCCGGAAGCCTCGATCAGTTCAGTGACCTTTTCCTTCAGTTTCTGGGGGCTCTTGGCGTACTGGACAAACTCCTGCTCACCCTTCTTGATCTCCGAAGCCGTGTAGGTCTTGGCAAACCCCGACAGGGAAGACGAGAGTTGGGAGAACGCTTCAGCAATCTCGAAACTCTTACGGAAGTCGGCCTGCTGAGCCAGCCCTGACGGGTCGTAGAACTGCTGAACCGGAGCGGTGACGGGGGCGGTGGTCCTGAATGGACGGAACTCTGGAGTCTGTCTAGCCTTGGCCATCAGTCATCTCCTCCGGGTCCGGGGAAGAAGTATTCAAAGTTCTCTTCGGTGCCGAAGAAGTCGAAAGTGGCCCCGGTAATAGAAGCGGCTAGAGCAAGACCGCTAGGTCCAGAGATCGGCTCAGGTGTAGCCCCGACGATTCGTCCTGTGGCTTGATAGGAGTACCCCATGGCTTCGTTTCTAAGTTGATCCAGAACCGCCCTTTCTTGGGCTTGGGTCCTCTGAATGAACATGCTCTCCCTCATCGCATAGTTGTCCAGAAGAGCGTCAACAGACAACCCAGCGACTCCAGATTCGATGGAGGACGCATAGGCAGTCGCCTTTGCGGATCGGGCCTGCTGGACGATCTCGGAGATCTCCTGAGATGCCTTGGTCTGTTCCTCGACCTGCCGACGAGTGATCGCGGCGTACTGGTTGACCAAGTTGGCGTTGGCTAGAGTCTTGGTCTGCTCGAAGACCTGTTGCTGATACCTTCGCTGTGCCTCAGCCTGCGCCGATTGAGTTTGGTAGTTGATGACACTGCCGCCAATGGCTGCAGCGGTGCTTACGGCGGCGAAGATGACTGGATCACACATCTCTAGTCCTTATGAATTCATGAAACACAACTCGATCTGGACCCAACTCCACAGAGTTGATGATCTCAAAACCGAGCCATTTAATCCACTTGATGTGCAGGGTGTTTCGAGAATCAATAAAATTCCACAACACTTCGTGGTGTTCATGGAGTTCGGAAAGGCGGGCCTTGGATTCTCTCAGGAACTGAATCTTGTTTCCCACGGGGTGAACAAGGTCCTCTGTTCCTAAGAGCCAGCAAATGCCCACAGGCTTGCCCCTGAGAGTTCCGGGCACGGTGCCGTAGACACCCACAGGCTTTCCATCGATATGGATTGTGAAGCACGGGTCACTCTGACTGATCCCCTGCTTCAGCCGGTCCAAGGCGTAATCGTCCGAAGGATCAAGAAGACCCAGTTCCCTTCTGTCCGGTCCTCTCATCTCGTTCAGGATCGGCTTCGCGTCCTTGAGACAGGCCTTTCTAACTCTCAGTTCAGATTCGCCTGTAGCGTCCCGAGTACGTCGCTTCGACTTCTGCACTGGTGAACTTGGACGGGTAGGGTGTGTCATTGATCAGGTCCACGTTGAATTGTTCAGAAACGCCCATCACAGGGATACGCATTGTACCCGATTCCAATGGAGCGTTTACAAATGAACTGTTGACTGTGGACCCCCGTTCATACACATACGTCGAGTTCACCAACGGGTTGACCGCACTAACCTCTGCACGGAACGGGCCTGACTCGTCGTAGTTGACGTTCATGTTCCGAATCTGAAACCGGCCAGAACCTAGGGAAGAGGTCTGGGAACCGATACGGAAATAAGGCTGGGAGAACCGGTACCGGAACTCATAGGGGTTGCCATGGAATACCGAGGCACCGCCTGTTCCAGACAGGGTGATGGTGGTGTTGCCGGAAACATCGTCATAGACACGGGAGACCTCTTCGACCTGCTGGCCCGCGTTGGGCCCGGAGGCGTACACCACGATGTCTCCGGGAATCAATGGGGACGCGGATTCGGACTGACCCCCAAAGGATACCGGGTGCTGAGAGAAGTTATTGTAATAGACCTGAGATGAGCAACTGTTGGTGGCAAAGGTCGTGCTTTGGGCATCTTCTCCTGTGACGCCGCTCAAGATTCCAGCCCTCACATTCGTGAAGACATCCGGCCCGTCCACACATTTTACAGTGACGGACCCCTGAAATGACATGGTGGTTGTTGTGTCAGGCTCTGTCCAAGAAAACAGATACTCAATCTCCAGTTCATACCCGTTCACAAAAACAGTCGCAGCCTTCTCCGAACTGTAGGTGCCGGTGAAACCTGAAGGGGGAGAAGTCGAGTTCCCAAAACGGGAGTCGCTGATGTTGATCGAATAACTCCCATTGTCGGTGGAAACATATACAGAGAACTGCCTTTGGCTAATAGCATCGGGAGAAGAGCGGGTAGCCGAAAACTCAAGAAAAGTTTGAGCAGTGATGCCCGTCCGCATGGGTACCGCATACCCGGAAACATAGGGAACCTCAAGGAACTCTTGGGTCAAGTTCGGTAGGGTTGAGGTCAGGGCTGGGCCTTGAACTTCGGGAAGCAAGGCGTTGGGAGTGCCGGGGGTGATGACGGTTGGAGGGAACGTGCCCGTCAACTCGATCGATCCGGTTCCTCCAACGGCTCCGATCGAGCCAAACCTGAAGAAAACGGACTCTTGCGACGGTTGGCCGACATTGGTCACCCCGTCCACAACGATCTGATTGCTTGAGGTATTTGCAAAGTATCGCCGGTTGTCGAGGCGAACAGTCAGGCCGCTGTCCTCGTCCAATCGGTTTTCCCGAAGATCGATCTCACGCAAACCGTAAGTCTGTGAATCGGGATTGAAGACGTACAGAATCAATCGGGACTCATACCACCCGACCGATTGGATCGCCACTCCCGGAAACGTCCACTTGGACCAAGACGATTGGACCCGTTCGTTCCCTTGGTCGTACCACTTGTAGACATACAGAGCGGACTGATCCTGTTCCGTCAGGACAACCAAGGTCCGATCGAAGGGGGACGCCTTCATTGCCTTGGGGAGGCCCAAGATGTATTTGGGCACATGAGCAGTGACCTCGGGGGCGGCGATCAGGCTGGCGTCCTGAATGTTCACCACCATGTCCCGCACACCCGTGTAGTTGTCGCCACGCTTGAATGGGAAGTAGATCTCCTGATCCACCTGAGCAGGCATGCAGTCGGCAACCGCCTCGTACTGACCGGCAGGCTCAAGGATCACGGTTCGCGGGGTCAGCAGTTCGGTATCGGGAGAAGTCAGGACCATCTGGGCTTTGTTTGAAAACAGAATCAAACGGTTGCCGAGAGGAATCCCGTAGCGGAACTTGGTGACCTGCGGGTATGCCGAGTAGACATCGATGGGGTCGCTGTCCAAGAGCGACACCACGGTGGTCCTGAAGAAGTTGAAGAAGTTGCCAGCCTCGGAGACGGACACCGCTTCTCCAGAGAGAATCCCCAGACGGCCTTGATAACTGAAGATGGACGAAATCTCAGCACCCACAAAACTGGGGTTGGGGTTGGAGACGAGGTCCCCAACAAGACGGTCATCCCAGAAGACATCGTTCGCGTCGGCGGAACCGTCGATAGGTGTGAACATGAAATAGGGATCACCGTTCCCATCGAACTTGCGGATCAGGGCATGGGGCATGGTGGCCGAGTCGAGACGGTAGGACAGGCCGGGGGCGACGGTTTCCACCCAAACGCCTTCACCGGTTTCGCCCTGCACATTGGCCTCGAACTTGACGTAGTAGTCGTCTTCGTTGACCTCGGGGAGACCCTCGATCTTCGTGACGATTCCATCGGGAGCGATTACCGGAAGGTACTCGAATGCCTGAACTTCCTCCCCAATGACCCGCAGGCCTTCTCCCGACAAGCCGTCTCCGACCGAGACCCTGAAGTCCACAACAGTGGGGTTGGCCGGGTTGTTGGTGTTCAGGACAATGTGGATTCCATAGTCGGTACGGGTGGCCGTCAGGTCTGAAAAGTTACTGGGAGCAGCAAAGTTGTTATTCAGCAGTACCGTCAACTGGGCCGCGATCAGGCGGGTGTCGATGACTGAGGTTCCTTCTGGAAAAAACTCGCCATCAATGGTCGCACCACTGGCATCCAGATACCCATCCACTGACGTTGGGATGCCAGAACTGTCAGGATGAAGGGTCTTTTGGTTCACGACAAGTGTTGAGCCGACCGTGCTGCCGGATGAATCCAGCAGTTCCACGGTGATCGTGTACGTCGTACCGTAGTTGCCCGTCTTCACCCACACGAATGCCTCGGGGTCCCGCTCGGCAACCGTGTCGTTCGTCATCGCAATCGTTTTGTTGCGATTGCATACAAACGTGTAATCCGCAATGGTGGTCAGGGTCAAGTCGCGTTCAAGGTCATTGACGCTTCCCCCGCCCAGATACGAGTAGTTCCCGCCTGACGGAAGATTCACCGGGACCACAGCATTGTTGACCAAGTCCCATGCCGTGATTCCATCGTCCTTCAACATGATCGCATAGGCTTCTACGCCTTCGCCGCGATCGATGATGTGCAGTTTCCCCTTGCCCTCAGTGTCTCCGTTTCCGGTGAAATCGGCAACGGCCTCGGTCGGATACCGCTTGGTCAGGGACTCCGTGGGGCTGGCGTATCCGTTGACGAGTTCCTCGCACTGGGTGGGGAACCTGACCTGAGGGGGCTGCTGCGAGACCCCGTTCAGCATGTTGGGGATGGCGATGTTATACATTTACAGGCCCGTCACATAGGGATACGCACGATCGATCACCCGATAGACCGCATAGGAATCGAAGATCGAGTGGTCGGCGGTCTCCGACTCAAACCGACGCAGTTCAGACAGGGCGTACTGCTCGTCCCTCAGGGTGAACGAATGGTGCTTCTCGGAGCCCACGGATCGATCCTGAAAGACCCTTGCGGCACGAATGGCGATGTATTGCCTAGCGGGCTGGGGCAGGGAGTTCCAGTCGTAGGCGTAGACGGTCTTGGTCGTGATCGATGAAGTGAACGTATAGGTCTTGTTGTAGTTGTCGAACAGGTACCGCTTGCCGCCCCGAATCTTGATGGTCGCCTGACGTTCGTCTACGGCAACCTTGGGGGTCACATAGGCATTGTCAACGTACATGACCTGATCGGGAATCGCGATCAAGCCCGCAGAATCGGGGGTCCAGACCTTGTCCTGTTCCGTGTTGAAGTACCACCCATGGCTCTGGACAGCCAGAGAGATTTCCTTGAGAGTGGCCTTGGCCATCGATGCGTCAACCGAGGGGGTGTCCACATCGTTGACCGGGGCAGCACCGATTGTGGCCAGACACATATTGATGGCGTCAATCTCGCTGAGTGCCCACGGTGATGTGCCGTCGTGGATTGGCATGTCAGGCTCCTGAAAGATGTAAAAAAGGGGCCTGCCCCAGTTATGGGACAGACCCCTCGATTGGGATCACCTACCTTGGTTACGGGGCAGTGGCGATAAGTCCGGCACACTCATGACGGAGCGAACCGTGACCCATGGCGTACTTGGCGACCATGAGGTGGCCCTGAAGACGGATCTCGTACTCCGACTCCATGGCGAGGTCGAGCAACTTGACCGTACCGAAAGCCTGCTTCTGGAAGGCGATAGCCTTGACTCGGGAGAAGTTACCGCCATACGAGTTCTGGGTGGCAGTGGGGTTGGTAACAGTCGTGCCGTACACAGACGGGGCAATATTGCTGCGGATCATTCGGAAACCGGCAACCGAGGCGATCTGAGCATTCACAAAGGAGTTGCTCGGATCGGGATTGTAGTCCCGGTTGATCAGGTCCTTGCCCTCGGGGCTGTTCACGATGGTGTAGTACGTCTGGGGAGTGACAACAACGTACCGGTCCTCGGAGGGGACGTTCTTCTCGTCGAAGTTAGCAGCCATCTCGAACATCATGTCGATGAACTGGGCGACTTGAGCGTCGGTGGTCAGATCTGCACCGTTTGCTCCAAGCAAGTTGCTCTCAAGAACGGTCGAACTCGGAAGGCCGGTAACCGCATTGTTGACCGGGGCGGGGTCTGCCTGCGTAAAAGTTGCCGCAGTGTTGATTGCAACACCGATCAGGTGCTTGTCCATCTCGCGAGCAAGCGCACGACCGAGTT